GTTGATGGTTCAAGCCTAACCTCATCGAGCGGTGTATCCCGTGATGATCCCTGTATAGAAAAGACATAGGCTTCATGCGGTTTATTAGATGACGGAGGTTTATAGAGTGATACGGAAGTAGAGGAGTATACTAGATTCGCTAGAGCACGCTGACCTTCCGGTGATATCAGTTTATCTAACTCCACACGGCATATAAGAGCACCATTGTATCCCAGAGTCCTAAGTGCAATGTCTACAACGTTCCTAAAAACAGCACAGAATGACTCTCTATCATTATAGGTAGCATCGCAAACTACTAAATCAGACGCCGGATAGCGAGACACAAAGTATTCCACAGTGCCTTGGTGTCTAAGATCAGACAAACTGGGGATATTTCCTTCTTCACAGATGCCATTTCTATTTGATGAACACTTCGCTCGTGCTAACGGGTGAGGCCTGGTCTGTTTATCTGCACTTTCTTGGTAAGTTAGATAGTAGAACTCTGAGTTTTCGATAACAGATCCTATTAGAGCAGTCATTCCTCCTAGTCCATCCGCTAACATAGATACACCCATATTCCTGTACATATAGGTATGATCTAGGCCAAATGCGGTTAATAATTCCATGAGGTGAGTAACAGTTCCTGTCGCAATGCCATAAATCTTCTTGATGTCTTGATAAGTTATACAGGGTCTTACTTTAATCATCTTCTGGGATAATACTTGGTCCTCGTCATGTTGTCTATGATCCGTAGTAACTTGTTGCGGTCTGAGCTGAAATATATTAGAGTTTGTCACTTTACCGGGCTCTGTTTTGAAAACCAATTTGTTGACAGCTCTTTCTGGATCATCTCTTATATTTCCTATTCTTTGGTAATTATCTTCAATTTCAGGATCCTGGGATCTTATTCTGTTGGAACAGGACTGGAAATCTGTGTAAACTAAGGAAACTGTAACTTTTGAGGCATTAAGAATTTCGTAGAGCAACTCTAGAAGTAGGTCTGAGCACTGATCCAGTATATCATCTGTTGGTATTTCTATATCACGTCCTATTAACGGACAATAAATGGTATTAAACTGAATTTCGCTGGACCTATTTTCTAGATACTCTAGGTATTCACCCCCGTGAAGGTCAACAAACAATCCATCGAAAGTGATAACTCCCCCAAAATCAACTTTTTCTCCTATGGTTGTTTCAACAGCATCAAAAGATACATCTGTTCTCAACTTTTCTAAGAAAGTGATAACTAACCACGTCTTAAGAGACATTTCTAACCAAGTATTATTAAGATCAATATTCAGCAAGCTACATAAGGCTTCCCATAAATTCGGGAATCTTCCACTATACCTAGTCTGAATGTTATTTGCGGCGGTGAGAAGATGAGCATAATACGATTTCAACTTAGAGACAAAATGATTCATGGTATCTACATCATTAGCGTTTGATATTTTGACAAATGTGAGCCTGGAACTAGGGACATTCGGAGCAACAAGTTTTACAAGACCCCTTCCCAACGCTTGAGTTATTACTCCGTGCGCAGAGCAGTTACCGCTTGTAGTCACTCCATAATTCTTGTGCATGTATTCTAGTATTGCTGGAAGTCTTTGTGCTACATCGAGTTGGACAACTAATGGATACCAGGGCAATTGCTCTGCTCTTGTTTGTTGCAGGCACTGAATTACATGATGATCTGATCTAGCGGGATAACACGATAATCTCCATCCTATTATATAGTCTCTAAGAGCAAGAATAAGATCTTTGACAGGTACTCGCTTTAAGTCAGTTGCAGATATTCTCACTTTAGATTTGGGAGTGTTGAGCAATTCTTCTACAGAAGACATTCCTTTGTAAGTAATCTCAACGTTAGCCATAGTATCGATAATCCTGGATGTCGTTGTTACGTAAGTTGATAACACATACTGTAGGAAACCGGCAACAGCTTGTTGTAATGTCAAATTCTCTGTTTGATCTCGTCGAACGGCCGTTGGAGCTTTTCCTTGTTCCATCGAAAAGTGTCTTAATATTTCTTCAGCTCGCTTAATGATTCCAATGTCAGAACTCGGAGTGGGATTAAAGGCGTCCAGCAAATTTTGATCAAAAATTATCGGAGGTTCGATGATTAATCGCCTGCAGAAGACGCATCGGCAAGTGACATTCCAAAACCTGGATGGAATCTCAGTTGTTGGATCTATGTGCCTTGCCAGAATTATTGTGTCCATAGCATGGCAATGTACCTGGAAGAAATTAATGTACGACTTATTTTGTAGCCTCAGGACATTATGAGAAGAAGAGATACCCTCAAACTTGGAAGTATTATTGGAAACACAATTCTGAGCTACACGGGGATCAAAGCCGCCACCCACAACATGATGTGCTATTGTTCCAGATCGTTTCATAGCTATAAACACGTTAAACGAGCTTGGATCCATGGTTGTATAGTATCCAAATAGCTTCTTAATCAAATCAGGACAATTACTACCCTCATAATTTACCCACGGCACATAACTAAGGAGAGAAGCTGCTTTGTATGAGGCGACATTTCCCTCTTCCATCTTTTTGCTTGGTAATAAATTGCCAGACGATGTCACAGAGCCAATAAAAGGGGTCTTAAGCCCTGTCTGAAAATCGAAGGGGAGATTAGCTATCACTTCAGGTAAATTCGGATCAGGGCTATAGGACATGTCAAAATGGTTGTTAATCTCGTGGTGATCAAAATTGCCGGTAGGCACTTCTCTCATGTATGTATAGTGAACCATAGGAGGCATTGTAACTCCCAAAACTTCTCTTTTCCATAAAGTATCTCTCATATTTTGTGCACATTCTGCTGGGCAGTCAAATTTCAGCCAATCTTCCGGAGTATAAACCGCAAATCTATCAAACACTTTCATCTTTTTAATCCTCCATTCTTGATAAACACCGTCATAATGTATGGCTTTTCTCAATAATGCTCTTCCTGCGGGATTAAATGAATATCCTCCGCAGATTGCCTTTACTATGGATTGTCCAGATTCGAACTTCCTTGTCAATTGCTCGATGATTCCCCAAGGCGTCTTTGAGAAAATTGCTGCAAATATTCTCGGGTAATAAACATTTGCTGATTCTATTATCTCTAGGAATTTAGTGTATTCACTCTTCGTGGCAGTGTTGAACATTTCTTTAAGAGGCTTGTTTTGTGTCATTCTCTTAATTTTCTCTGTCAAGAGTGATCTTAAATAACTTTCAGGTTGAATGGGTTTTCCTTCTATCGGTAAGGAGTAAGCATCTCTTAGCAAACCACCTATTGGCATAGAAATAGGTTCTTTAAGATAAAGGAAACTTTTCATAGCTTCTCCAATTTCTGTATATGATTCTAGGGCAACTTTGAGATAATGGAAGAAAGGTGACAGCAAGTCTGATTCTGTCCTTACCATCATATTATGAAGGTATATAATAGGAAATCCTCCTACTACGCTTGGAGTCAGCATAAGGGCACTTAATTGGCTATCTGTTAACTTCTTATAGCGTGAATCACGCACGAGATAAAGGCAAGCCCATATTAATCCGCAATAATAGTTTGGGAGGACACTTACTGATTGCCTACATGCGCTATGAGCGTTAGAGAATGTTGCACCAATATAATTATCTAACGTTCTTAGAATGGCATTGTTTGCTCCATACGCCTTTTGAATCTTCCTAAGGCATTGGGTGAACTCTGTGTTGTAAACTGATGATGTTTTCGAGAAAGCCAGGTAGTGAAATGAAGTGTAACTGTCTTCTATCTTAATTTCATGTCCAACAGCAGAGCATTTCTTACATAAATGTTCCATAATAAGTTTCTTATGTTCTTCAATTGTTTTGCCCTCTAGTTTATCTTTTGGAAGCAAGACAACGACTCTCAAGTCATCACCTTTACATAATATATGGTATGGGTATCCAAAGCTCTCCATGGCTGCTCGTATCTGACATATATAAACGAAAACCCATGTGTATTGATTCAAACCCTCTATGCCTCCTTTTTGGCCTTCCCACATATAGGTGGTTCCGATATCTGCACAATAGTAAAGTGTATTTTCAAAGTAAGACATCGTGGAACTAAAGATCTCTTTATCATAATACTTGTCTAATAACTGTGCAACAGCTTCAACGGGCAAGCTTCTGAACCTACTACACCATGAGGAGGCGTCTATTGAGAAGTATAGAGGGACATGGCCTTGGTAACTCTTCTCCATGTTTCTCATTGCTAAAAGCTTAGTGGAGATTTCTAATTCAGATGTTGTCATGGCCTGTTCTGGGGAGAGTTGCTCTAGGAGGTGGGAGACGGCATTTTCTTGCATAATACATCGTGCACGATTCTCACTAACCTGACATCCGAAACCTCTGTATTCAACTTTGAGCTCTTTTTCTTTTGGTACGATCCTAATGACGCAGTAATCCAATATGTCTGACCATTTTTCTGATTTGCATACTTCTTCGTACTTCTCAAAATATCTTATATGCCTGTCTCCGGTCCTATCTTTAATGAGGTGATTCAGTAAAAGTCGAGTCTCGGTGTAATAGTCCTTCCCTGTCATTCTATTCTCCCCAGATAATTGCTCTAACAATTTCGTTCGGCACATAGTAATTGTTTTATCTTTCAAATAAGGGATAAAATCTTCGAGCAAATCAAATTCAGCATTTTTCTCTACTACAATGTTCGCGTACTCCGCAGATGAAGGAATAGAGCCGTAACAATTCAGTCGAATGGAGTTCGGATCAAGGTTCTGATCCTTAGCAGCTTTAAGCCTAGGATGTATACCGTCTAAGAGAGAGACATTAGGCCAACGGTTGTATCGGAGAATGAAATTCGTTATTAGCATTTTTATCCCTTCATAATAGGACTCTGCAATCACATGGTAGTCCAACTCTCTGTTTTCATTAGCCTTCTTTACTATGTTCTCTGTGCCTTTTTCCATGTCAACAAAGGGGTAGCCTGCTATCTTCGACAGGCAACCTAATTCATGTCTGAAAGAAATATCAGAGTCGACTAACATGTCTTGGATTTCACTGCCAAAATAAGAAAACCTAGAAGAGTTCTCTACACTATCGATTACGTTGAACAGGAAAGAAGAATTCTTAGGCCCATCTACCTCTATTAGACTCTCACCGATTACAAAGCTTTCCAGACATTTAGCAATAGTAAAATATTTTTGCTGGTATTTCTTCGATAGTCTTAGTAGTTCTTTGATAAATCTAACTAAAACTAGGTAATTCTCTCTAGGATAAACTGTTAAGCACATTTGTCTTCCAGCAATCAAGACAGAGATTGTGTCACAGAGCTTGTTTAATATCATCATGTGGTAGGATTTAGGCAGTGCATATTTGATATCTTTATAAGATATTATTATTATCTGATGGCCTATCCAGATTTCCATGCTGATCTTGGTATCAATCAAGTGAATCTTGGGAAGAATTTCTTTAAAACTATCTCTGTCAGTAACCTTGGAGATAGAGGTGATAGCGATCCGATCTGACATAGACTCATAATGCGAATAGAACATTAAGAATCTTTCAACTAGAGGATCAGGCTCTTCAAAAGTGGCATTGATATACTCCTGAAGAGCATCCGGCTTTACTCCGAGTTTTCCTCTGACCTGTGACAATAAAGACATTAGCTGTATAGAGAATGCTGGTAATGCGACCATTTTGGCTCGATTATAAAAGCGATCTCTCTGTTGATGGATCTTGAGGCCTGAATTAGAGTTCATAATGTCTAGGGCAATATCAGAGTAAAGATGATAATTCTTTCTAATAGAGTGGTCTCCGGGGAGTTCTCCTAAGTATTCCAGCAGATACTGGTCAAATCCCCATCCATCTTCTGAATCGAAGACCTGGTATGTATATCTCACTGTTGATTCTCTTAGGGCAACATTAAGCTTTTGTTCATGTATGAGAAGCCCAGAGGCATTTGCGCCTTTCTGACCAAAGTTAATGTCAGGGAAAGCCATTGTAGATTTATTGGATACACGGAAATAGAGCTTGAAAAACGAACCTGAAAACAGAAATGTATGCGTATGAGAGATATCTTTAAAGGATGTGGTGCATTTCAG